GACCGCCCTTTGGATGTTGGTGTTTCTTCGCTACCATAATTAACTCTTCAAGATATCTTTATCAGCTTTACGAGCGCCGCCTTTGCCTGACACAAAAGACTTAACGCGGCCCATCGCCCATTGATGGGCTGACACTTTGGGCCGACTGCCAGAGCTGTAGTAAGCGCCAAGACCGCGACGGTACACCTTCATCAACTTGTCATGCCCAAATCTTTTGGCTCCCGGTATGCTGTCAAACTTAGCCACGACTACGCTCCTTGCTAATCTTATCCATCATTGCGCCGGTCAACAGACCGCGCTTATACAATCGCGCCGTGCGCTTTATCTCGGCTCGGCGTTTGTCTGGGTTCTTTGCGCCCTTAATGTATTTTTTAGGCAATCCAGACTTCTTGTCTTTTGGAACCTTCGCGTACATCAAGCAAACTCCGTAATATATAAATTGCCATTATCATCATCATCGTCTTGGTGACGTATAGCTGCAACTTTAGTGCTTCCGGGGTTTGCGATTGGAAAATATTCTGGCACGTTAGGCGCTAAATACATACTGCCAGATGTCGCTGTTGGGCTATCGCCAAATTCGACGTGACAACTTTGGGTAGCGACAAGCCTTACCCACCGAGTGTCATTGTGAAACGCGGTAGCACACGCCGCGCTAGTGTTTGTAAAACTAATCGTCTGGTGATTGCCATTAATGTGCTGAACACGGTCCGTCATTATCCAAGCGTCCTCTTATCTTGCTCGTCCATCAAAGAACCAGCAAGCAGAGTACGACGACCAGTACCGCGAGCACGACGGCGTGCCGCAAACTCTTTTTCGTCAATAGTCGGCGCTTGCGGTTTATCTTCAGGAGCTGGAGCTTCATCAACCGGTCCAGCTTTTGGTCGCTTAGGTACAATACCAAGCTTACGGCCCACTTTTCTAACTGTTCCACCCATTTACTCATCTCCTATGACTTTGGCCCTAAGCCAGTTTGTGGTGTTTCTCGATCCATAGATAAAAGCATACGCATACCGCCGGTAGCACGTGCACGACGTCGTGATTGCAGCTCACGTATCTTGCGCTGCTCTTCAGCCTCAAGTCTTTCTTCTTGACGCTTTTGAGCTGCCACCAACTCAGGGTCTGGAGGCGGCGCTTTGGGTGCTTTTGATTTGAACAATCCACTCATTCGTATATCCTCGCGGTCATAAAATAATCAGAGCCATCCGGTCCATATGACCGCATCAACCCTTCTGTCTCAAATCTTAACCGCTTCGCCCACCGCACCGCAAGTGGATTTTTACTATTTACGGTCAACTGCAATCGTTTCAATCGCAATGTGATAGCAATCTGATTAAAGTATCTGTCTGCACCCCTCGTAGCCGATATCGGATAGCTATTAAAGTGATTACTTGTGAACAGCCAACACTCTGCGACGCTAGTCCACAGCTCCTGCACGCCCCAACTCCCAACAATATTACCGCCAGCAATCGCAGTATAACAGTGAGGCGCACCGTCAAACATCATTATCCTGCTTTTAAAATCTGGTATGTAGTTAAACATATCAGTGTTATCGGCGCGCATGTCCATAACTTGAAGGTGATACCACCGAAAAGGCACAAGCGTTATTGAGCTGTTGCTTACGATATCAGTCGAAGACATTAAAGTCTGCTTTCGCAACCGATTGCTGAAACTGTGGGCGACCATTCGGATTGCGCGTCAACGTCCTGTGCTCGCCACCACCCAACATCAGATAGCCATAAGCATCGCCAACGTGCGAGTGTTCATTCTTATTCGGCGCATCACGAAAACGCTCATGACCGGCACCAACAGCAACACGCTTGAAGTGATAGCCACCAGACAAAGCCTTACGCGTCCGAGCGCACTCACGAGACACCAACAAGCCCGGACGTCCGTCGATCAATCTGTTCATCGGCATAGCACCGGCCTCACGCCTTACCTTAAAATCATTCGACGCAGTAGGTTGAGCGCGCAACCCCAACGTGCGTAAATGATCAAAAGCAGTGACCTCAAATATCTCATCGCGCTTACTACCCGCCGGGTCACCCCATATAAACACCTCAGACTTTGGAAACTTAGTCTGTATGTCCGCCATTAAATGATGACCAAACCTCTCCAGACCCATATCAAACGCCACCAGCTCGTGGACAACGTGCCATCTGCCGTTGGGCATCTTCTGACCAAACACCGCTGCCGGCGTCAAACCAAAGTCAAGCCCAATGTGAACCGGCACACCCTCCTCAATCTCAACGTCATACGACATCAAACTATCAGAGAACTCATGCCAAACCGGTTTGCCGTCCTGCACGTATACATAATTAGCGCCAGCATAACACTGTATCCAATCAAGCGTCTTACCCGCCAACTGCTGAACGTAATATCCGGGCGGAAGATTATTCACGTTCTCCGCCTTACCATTCACAAGCCAATACTTATCAGCCGCATAGATGGCCTCTTCATGCTCCTTAGTCCCCTCAACAACACCGCCCGGCTGCTTATAAAACTTCCACGGGTACTTGCCACGTATCGGATTTTTCTCCGCAAGGTTATGCCACCAGTGGTCACTGTCCATCGGGTTCGTAGACATCCACACACCACGCCAAGGACACCCGCCGTGCTTCTTAGTCGGGTAACGACCAACACGCGACGTCAACCCATCGACAACAGCCTTCGGCAGCTCACGCGCCTCGTCAATAAACCCGCCGGTCAATTCCAAAGACAACAGCTTACGAACGTCACGCGGTTGGTCTAGCGCTAAAAATATAACCTCACAATCAAGGCCCGGCGTATCGCCACGCGTAGGCAGCTTAATATGATGCGTGATGGGCGGCGACCAACGCATCTGACCCCAAACATTCTCTGGGAATATCTCCTGCCACGTCTTAATAGTCGTCGTGCGTAGCTCAGGATAGCTGTTACGTATAACCGCAAAGCGCGTATAGCGCACATTATCAACCGGCGATGGTGGCTGCTTCACAGCTCGCAGTATCACCTCAGCCAAAGACGCATATGTCTTGCCAGAACCAACCGGTCCCATCAAACCACGAACAAAACTGTCGTCGTTCAAAAACTTCCAAACGGTAGGGCTGTTACTAAAATCTAAGCTTAGACCATCAAGCGCATCCGTCGCCTTGTTGCGGCGACGTCGCGGCGCCCGGTCAGTCGCTCTCTTCGCTCTCGCCATTATCAAAATCGGGTGTAAAAATTACAGCCGCCTCAGTCTTAACCTCAAACATAGCGCGACCACATGCGCCGCAATCAATAGACTGACCGTTCTCATAGACACGACCTAACGTCGGCTGCCCACAAAAGTCACAGTCAATATAATCTTTATAAAAATGCACATACTGGCGCGATGAAAAGCGCACAACATTATCACTCATCCTCATCCTCCTTTACAGAATACTCCACAGTGTCCGGGCCGGTCACATTAATGCCAATCATACTAGGACGCTGGTCGTCAGAATTAGGCTCCAACAGACCACGGTGCTTCGCCAGAAGGCGCAAAGCAGAAAGCTTATCGTGCATCTCTACCTCAATAGAATTACCGTGCTGGTTAGGCGTCACCTTAACCTTCTTAATCGACTTCTTTGCTCGATCAGAAAGCGCGTCAGACGGCGCAAGGTAAACCTGACCCATCTCGTCCCAGCGCAATATGTCCGTAACCTCGCCAGCAGCTATCGCCTCTAGCTCAGATACCACAGCCTCACGCTTATCTGCGTTAGGCGACGCTAACGCTGCGCGCTGCTGCCTAACTGTCATCGGTTTGTTCGCCATCCAACACCTCCGCGCCGCACGCTGCATAGCCTGCAATATCAACCCAACTGTCCAAGTGATTGGGTGTCTGCGCTAGTCTAGCCATCTTAACAGCTATCATGCACATCACAACCTCTTCTGGGCTGACTTCGTGACCCAGCAGTGCCGTCCATAACACCGCAATGCGCTCGTGCGTCTCGTAAATCGTACCGTAATCTGCGCCACGGTCTCTGACAGCTTCGCTTGCAAGGGTTAAAAGTTCGTATCTGTTCATATCAAAAGCTCCAAAAATTTTGTGTGATACCCCCATACGCATACGGCAGGGGGCGGGGGGGCAAGGGGTCGCCGGTCAGCGCGCCGCCTGTGTGTGTGCGCTGCTGGCAGGGTGTAAAAGTGCAAACGCTGGTTTGTTCGTTGGACATCATAGGATGCGCTCCGCGATATCATAGAGGGAGGGCACCCCTGCCCTGCGCTTCAGCCAATCCTCGCATACCTCAGTGGTCAACCGCTGCAGTTCAGCCGGCGCAATCTTGCCGGCAAGTCTCCTGCCGTGCGCTACCTCGTTGTCGAAGAGCTTGACCTGCCCAGTCTTCTGCTGGACGGCTCTCAGGTACGCGTGGGTGAGTGCGTGTGCTTGTATTTGTATTTCGTCCTGTCCATCCCCCAGACCCCCTATTTCTTTCTCAGGTACGTTCTCATCGTCCCTGCGGGGTTGAAGCGGCTTGGCGATGTGTATCTCTTCAAGCCTTGGCACCGCTTCGTCACCCTTCCACAGCACCTGATACCTGTTTGATTTCCAACCGCTAGGCCCAATCTGATAGTCCTTTGGGTCGAGCTGACGGACGTAGCCCAGAGACTTCAGCCTCTTCATTGCATCATAGACTGACCTACGCTCTGCGTAGCCGGTCAGGTCTTTCAGTGTGTCCATTGAAGGCCAGCACACGCCGGCACTGTTTGTATGGATACAAAGCGCTGCGAGTATCCTGAGCTCACGCTCTTTCAATCTCTTGTCTCCAACGGATCGTGCCGGTAACACAGACCATTGTCGTTGTGGTTTATCGTCATCAGAAGGGGATGTCGTCATCTTTAAACTCCTTTGTTGTTTCTCTCACAGCTTCGACTGTTGCTCCGGGGAACATGTGCTTGACCATTCGCACATCTTTGAACTCTTTCCACGCTGCTAATACATTCGCAATTTCTTCCATCGAGAACACAACGCAGTCTCTATCGGCTGTGTCAATGTTGTGCGCTTCGTCATTTGTCTGACACACAATCAGCACTTTGCCGTCTGGCATTGGAGCTTCCCAACACTCGCCAGACAGTGGCTCATACCCGTTTGCTTCAGCCACTTGCTGCATCTTCTTGTAGGCGCGCAACATTGTCTCGGCTTCTCGTGCGACTTCGCTGCCGATCTCTTGACTGATAGCAGCGTTCAGTCTGTCTAGCTGTTTCAAGAAAGCCTCCCTGAGTTTTGGTGGTACCAGCTCAGGCAGTCTATCTATGCCCCACTTGCGTTCGTAATACTGAACTTCTTTATCCAGCTCTATGAGAGCGCTCTGCATCTTCTGGTAGTTTACCGAAGACACAGCGAGTTCTTTCTGTATGCCTCTATCAGGTTTAGGTGTTCTC